GGTTGACTAGCAGTTTTTAATTTATCTACTAATCCTTGTTTCTTATAGGAAAGCTGTTGCAAATATGATTTAAATGCAGACAGTTTTCCTGAATGTTCTTGACCAACACTAGTCATTTTCATAATGCTCTGATAATCTTGTTCTTGAACATCAGTAAGAATTGCATTAAACCAGTCTTTCCATTCTCCATCTTTAGAATAGAACAATGGCTCTATATGAGTTATGTTATATGTTTCCCAGAACAATTCAATATAACCAACTACTTGATCTTCGAACGTTTTAAGAATGCTCTTAAAGGTCTCTTTTTGAGCTGTCACATTATCATAAGCATTAGGTAGTCCATCAATAGCATGAGAATCTTTCTCTCCCTCTGCTTCAATGGTTCTAAGTTTATCACCTGATATTGCTATCGCATGATCAATACACGAAATTATTTTAATCTGCTCGTGTATCATCTTAGCATGAGCATTCCTATGAGCAAAAGTCTTAATCCTCAACTCAGGTGGAACAACTCTATTTACTTCCTTTATTGCTTGTAGTGTAAATGCTAATTCTTTAACTTCGTGTTTAGATAGAATAGCATCTATTGTTTTATTATAATCTATAGTCATATATTACTCCTTTCCATAGATTTACTTAATTTATTTACCCTATCTCTCTCCTCATCTACTTTGTGGGCGAGAACTAAGATAATCGTTAGTAAGCAGACAACTAGTGTTACTGCTATAATTGCTAATAAGTACGACATAATTACTTCCTTTCTGTTACTTGATTAAACAATACAACAACTAAGACAATGCAGAAATGCTTAGTCAAATTCTTTATGGTATGAAGCTCAACAGCTATGCTGTTGTTATGCAAATGCATATGCTGCTTACTTCATATGCATTATGCAAGTAATGCTGAGTCGAAGCCATAAAGTATTTTACTTAGCATTTATGTATTGTATCTTTTGTGGAGCATTTTAATAGTCATGTTGCCGTACCAATAACAGTAAGAGTTTCACATATGAATTGATCATGTCCTTATACATAAGACAAGACATCTTCAATTCATAAAGCTAATGTATAAATGCTTTAGCATTTATTCTTTATACAATGAAAGTATTTATGCTTTACTTAATGCAATAATGTGGCTTAATGCATGAATGAATTCAGCAATTAAAGAATCAATTCGAGCTTTAAATACAAAGCATAAATTCAATCCCACAAAGCAAAAGCAGGGGTTTTAGAGAAGGGGTACAGCGTCAACTATATGCTGACTTGCTGTACTAATAAATAGGAGGTTTAAACGAACCATAATCATAGGAGAAACACATATGCCATTAGTAGGTAACGTCATATTTGGAGAAGATAGCTTTGGCATAAGCCAAGCAAAGGAGTACTCCAAGTTAGTAGGTAAGATAATTGAACCTACGCCTGAGATTACTTTAGTGTTTAAAGGCTCAGAATTAAACAAAATAGACCCTAAAGGTCATTTAGAAGGGGTGAGTACCCCAAAAGGAGAATAAGATGGAATTACTAAAAGAATTAACTAATTCAATAAGAGAATGGTGGGCAGAATCGCCCGTTAAGACGAAAGTGATAATAGGGGCTGTTATAGCTGTTATTATTGCAGTCATACTAACAAACGTAGGAGGTAAATAATGCCTAGCGGTAAAGATACATACGGATCTAAAAGAGGCAGACCACCTACGCCAAAGAAGAAAAAACTAACAAAAAAACAACAACGTAATACTGGAAAATTAAAAAAAAGTGATCCAAGGTACAAAGCGTTGAAAAGGAAAGGACTGGTATAACATGGTATTACCATTATTAAGAGGTGCGTGGACAGCCACAAAACTCGTAGGAAGAAGCCTTAAGTCAAAAAAAGGTAGAAAATCCTTAAGAAAAGCTACTGGAAATGTAGGAAAAATAGGTGTTACAAGAGGAGCTGCTGGTGTACAAAAGATCAAAGGCTCTAAAAAGTACATTAACGTTAAAAGTAGAGAAAAGAAAATTAGAACAGCTGTGGGCATGACGGGCAAAGGTAAACTAAACCGTGTTCGTAGAGCAGTCCAAGGACCAATAGGATATGCATCAGCAGGTGCAATCGTAGTAAGCGGCAGCAAAGACAATAACAACAAATACTACTCATAATGGTTACTTCCGACTTTGATTTGGTTAAATCTATAGCTAAAGAGCTTACAAAAACTAAAGAAAATGCTCCCATACGCTATAAAAAGATCAAAAAAGAAGTCGAAGTAATCTTTGAACCAGAACCCGACATTAAACTGGCAGTAGATAACACCAAAATTCAATATAAAAAGGGATTAATATGAAAAAGACAGGACCATACAAGGGTAGGAAGTCAAAAGACTACCTATATGGGAAAATGAAGAAGCCAAAAACACCTTTTTGGAAGAGAGCATTTAAAGTCATGAAAAAACACCCTGTTTATACAGCTTTAGGTGTAACTACAGCTATAGGAGTACCTATAAAAGCAGGAGCTTTATGGGGATCTTATGAGTTAGGTAAAAGAGCAGGAAGGAAAGAACGAAATGGCAAAAAATGAGGTATCATTAGTAGAACTAGCAGAAGTAATTTCTAGTTTATCACCTAATGAAATGCAGACACTTGGCAAAATAGTCATGGCAAAACAGCAAATGACACAGCAACAACCACAAATGGGACCACAAAATGTACCTGGACCAGCTGGTGGACCCCCAAGTCAGTTACCACCACAAATGATGCAGCCACCACAAAGGAGACCAATGCCTCCAACTACTCGTGATGCTGTAATGCCTGGTCTATTGAGATAAATGTTATATGGAAGATGGGCTAGTAAGTTTAAATTTGCTGGAACAAGGGTAGAACAGGGTAAAAAGGTAGATAAAAAGTTCAGAAAACGCATCAGAAAGGCTAATAAACGAAAAGAAGAAGCTATTGAAGCAGAAAGATTAAAAAAAGGAAAGCCTTCTGAATATGATAAAATGAAAATTGAAGATGAAATGCTTTCTAGAGATGTTGTTGCCTTTAAAGAATCAAGAATACGAGCTGGAGCAGCTCCAAGAGGCAAACATTTGCAAAGTTCTGTCCAATCTTACATAAAAAGCCATCCTTTAACTAAAGAAGGAGCAGCTAGGACACGGTATTTAGAGTTTAGACAGGCAAAAATCAACAAATTAAAAAAGAAAAGAAAGAGAGATATATTATAATGGCAAAAAAAACTGGTACAGATTTAGTGCCATATAAAGCACCAAAAAAAGGTAGAGTTTCTACTAGATTACTTGGAGCAGGACTAAAAGGAGCAGGAAAAATAGTAAAGTGGGGTTTAACAACACCAACTGGACTAGCACTACTCGGTGGAACAGGATTAGGATATGGTATATCTCATATTAAAAAGAAAAAGAAAAAAAGAAATAAAAGAACAGCTTCAAGACGCAAAAGATTGGGATATAAAGACTAATGCGTGGAGGTAAAAGACCTGGAGCTGGTAGACCCATTGGAGTTAAAGATGGAACTAAGTTTATTAGATTAGAGGAGGAATTAAGAAAAGTGAGTAAGACACCATTGGATTATATGTTGGCTGTATTGAACAATCCAGGAACATCTCCAGAACGAAAAATGTGGGCAGCTGAAAAAGCAGCTCCATATCTCCACCCTAGATTAGCATCTAAGGAGTTAAAAGTATCAGGAGATGAAACGAAACCTGTAAAGATTAATTTATGCCACAATCCAGAAAAAAGTTAGAACAAGAAATAACCATACCCTTTAAGCCCCGTAAATATCAATGGGAGGTATTTAATAAGCTTAAAAGATTTAATGTTATCGTTTGTCATCGGAGATTTGGAAAAACATGCCTTGCAGTTTGGAAGTTAGTTTCAACTGCTGTAGAAAAACCTGGTGCTAGAGTTGCATATATTGCTCCAACCTACCGACAAGGTAAAGCTGTAGCATACGATTATTTAAAAGAATACACCGAACCTTTATTGAAATTAGGTGGCGGTAAAAACGAAACAGAATTAAAAATAGATTTATGGAATGGTTCACGAATCCAAATATTCGGAGCCGACAATCCAGATGCACTTCGTGGACTAGGCTTTGATGGAGTGTGCATGGATGAATTCGCCCTCATGTCACCTCGTACCTGGACAGAGATAATTAGACCTGCTGTTAGTGATAAATTAGGCTATGTTATCTTTATTGGTACACCTATGGGGCATAATCAGTTTTGG